CAAGCCCATGCTGGGGTCAATCGAATTTGACTATCAGGAATTCCTCGCATAAGTTTGGCATCCTTAGGACGGTGATTGTGTTCTAGATATTGGCATAGCATTTCTTTAGCATCTTTTTTGCCATAATGATAGTTATACCACTGAAATGCTTTAGCCAGTAGTCCTAATCGATTTTCAGATGTAGGTTGTGTTCGCCACTCTGGTTCGGGCCCCACATACTTAAATTCAGCACCCTTAGGGTTTAATCGTTTGATTTCGTTTGATTTAGCCATAGTCTTTATTGTATATTAAAATAATGCGTTGTCAACCTAGCAGGCTTGCAAAGGTTATATGTTGTTCTAAATTTGTAAGTAAATCTTTTACTTTTTTTACTAATTCGCCGTAGCGTGGTGTTTCTTTGTGCATTCTACGACATTCTACACTTTCCATATCCGCAGCCACAATGGCCTGATCTATGGTTTTAACCATTTTAAGCAAGTCTCTGCGGGCTACTTTATTTTTAACCGTAGCTATTTGTTTTTCAGCAGAATCTAAGCGTTGAAATAATTCGTCCATTTTGTAATTATACGGGTTTTTGATTTTTAAGTCAATCTAACCCATAAATACATGACTATGCCACGCTTATCGCTATACCGTCCTAACAGAACTTCTGATTATCAATTTTTGGATAGAACAATCGCAGAAATGTATACTGTTGGTGGACTTGACATCTATGTTCACAAATATTTAGGACCGCAAGGTGCAGGCACAGACAATGGTAACAATGACGCTACCATTCCAAATTACGCAACAACAGATCCGCTACACATTGAAGACTTGTTGTTGTTAGAAAATCGCGATCGTGTTTATGATCCTGATGTTTTTATTATGCGCGGTGTATATCGCACACAGGATATTGATTTTGATCTAACACAATTTGGTTTATTTTTAAATAATGATACCCTGTTTATTACGTTTCATTATAACAACATGATTGATACCTTTGGACGCAAGCTCATGACCGGTGATGTTATCGAAGTGCCAAATTTAAGAGATTATAATCCACTAGACACTTCGTTGGTTAAAAGTTTACCTAGATACTATGTGATTCAGGATGCTAATTTTGCATCAGAAGGTTTTAGCGTTACATGGTTGCCGCATCTATGGCGTGTAAAAGCTACACCATTGGTTAATGCTCAAGAGTATAGTCAGATCATGAATCAGCCATTTATGCCAGAAAATATTTGGGATCCTGGAAATTTTTATCCCAATGGCACCGTTGTTAATAATGGAGGAACCTACTACACAGCCAACGGCAATGTTCCTCCTGGCACAGCCATAGATGCTATTAATATGTCTACTGGTCAATTATACTGGACGCCGACTACACCAAGCACAGTAGGTGATAACCAATCGACCAGACCTAAAGACCTGATGCTTAATGATGCCATTCTTACACAAGCCTATGAGGATGTTCCGTTATCAGGATATGATAATGTTAAATTTTACATTCTTCCTACAGAAAATGGGGAACCAGCTTCCTATGGTGTTACCACTACCACAGATGGTCCTAGCAGTTCCGGTGACGAACCAGCTCTAGATGTAACTCCGGACGGATTTGGATATGTTCAAGGCTATTTAACTGGTTCAACCACAGCGCCTAATGGATTGCCAGTTACTCCCGGAGTTCAATTCCCTCCGCACCCTGCCAACGGAGATTACTGTTTGCGTTTAGATTATTTCCCCAATCGCTTGTTCCGTTATGACGGTCGTGCTTGGTTGGCCATTAGTGACAATGTTCGGACCGATCTTGACTATGCTACTAATGCACTTACACAGCGAGCCAGCTTTGTAAACAACCTTTACACTGTGCCTACTACTGATATTGGTAATATCCCAAGTCGCCAAAGTTTGAGTCAGATACTAGAAATCAAACCCGACAATGGCGATCAAGGTGGTAACTTACCTCCTAACCCTAGACCCCCAGGACGATAATGAGTCAATATTTTTATGACGAACAAATACGTCGCTTTCTATTACAGTTTGCTAGAATATTTTCAAACTTTGAAATCGAGTTTGGCTCTAATGAAGCTGGACAAGGACCCGGAAGCAATGTAGATACTTTAGTGCGTGTGCCTGTGCGCTATGGTGATGCTAGCCGTCAAGCTCAGACTATATTACAAAACAACTCAGCCAGTGACATGCCGTCAACACCATTGATGACTTTTTATATTACTGATTTGAAATACGATCGTCCAAGGATCCAAGAACCAAACTTTGTTAACAACATTGCAGTTCGTCAACGAACTTACGATCCTGATACTAATAGTTACGAAACCACACAAGGTAATGCATTTACGATTGAACGCATTATGCCGGTGCCATATGAGATGACCATAAACTTAGATATTTGGACCTCAAACACTAATCAAAAATTTCAATTGTTAGAACAAATATTAACATTGTTTAACCCTAGTCTGGAGATTCAAAGCACTGACAACTATATTGACTGGACCAGTTTAACTGTGTTATACCTTAAAGACAGTCGTTGGTCAAGCAGAGTTGTTCCAGTAGGAACTGACAATCCAATTGACATTGCTACCTTGACATTTACTTTACCTATGTGGATCACTCCGCCAGCTAAGGTTAAGAAATTAGGAGTTGTTGAACGTATTATTGCCAGTGTATATGATGCCCAAGGTGATTTGATTAATTCATTAACCAACAGCGACTTATTGTTAGGCACACGACAAAAATTTACACCTTATGGTTACCAGATATTATTAGTTGACGGAAAATTACAAGCGTTACGTCAACAACAGGTAGTAGATGAATCAAATGCCAGTTTAACTGCTCCAGATAGTCCAACAAGTAATTTATTATGGCACAGTGTAGTTGGCATGTATGGCGCATTACGTCCCGGCATTAGTTATATCACGCTAGAACAACCAGACGGCACTGATGTTATAGGAACTGTTGCTTATGATCCATCAGATGATAGATTTTTACTGTTTAGTGTAAATGAAGGATCTGTTCCTCCTAACACTCTGATGTCTATATCTGCGGTAATTGATCCGTTGGCCAGTGGCCCGGGTGCTGGCCTTCCGGCAGCAGTTGTTGGATGCCGTTATTTGTTAACCCAGGATACCGGTTCCTATAATAATCCAAATACAACTAATCCAAGTGCGTGGGCAGGTGTTGGTGGACGACCATTAGTGGCTCGCGCTAACGATATTGTGGAATACAACGGAACCTATTGGGAAATTGCATTCGACAGCACCAGTAGTCCCAATAATATGCAGTATGTGACTAACGAAACTACCAGTTTACAATATCGTTGGACTGGTAGTGCATGGGTTAAAAGTTATCAAGGTTTATATCCAGGAGGCCAATGGTCACTAGTGCTATAAGTGCTGTCGGCGTTTGGTTTTATGCTGTTGACACACGTCGTTATCTATACCTCATGAGGAATGATCCTAAACATCCGGGTGCGTGGGGTTTGCCAGGCGGGCGTGTTGAAACAGGTGAAGCGTTACTAGAAGCAATGAATCGCGAATGTCAGGAAGAAATGGGATTTGTTCCAGAGTATTCAAAAATAATGCCTTTGGAAAAATTTACTACCTCAGATGCAGGATTTGAATATCATACATTTTTCTGTTTGGTTGACCACGAGTTCCGTCCCGAGCTTAACAACGAACATATAGGCTATGCCTGGATTAACTCTGGCACATGGCCAAAACCTATGCATCCTGGATTATGGTCTACTGTAAATTTTGAAGCAGTGCAAAATAAAATATTAACTATTGAATCTACTGTTTAGACGTCGCAATAGTATATAAAGTCTTGAGAAGAAAGATTTTTAGTATTGTAGGCTTCCATCCATAGATCTGGCATATTAGTTTTTTCACCTACCATATAAAATATAACGCCAGGGTAAGCATCCATTACTTCTCGAACATTTTCTATCCAGTTAAGAGTTCCAACTGGTGTTTCTTGATTATACCCTATCATAAAAATTTCTTTGTGTCCGTCAAACGCTGCCAGATAAAGCAACTGTGCTATGTCAGCTATTCTGGGATTATGTGGAACAATATAAAATTCTCCTGGATAAAGCAAACAGTTAGTAGGAGAGGTATAAACAATATTATTAACTTGATAACCTAAATCTATAATTTCTTTAAGATTATTTAAATTTTTTTCCACAGCAAAATCTAAACGCATCTGTTTTGCAATTGAACCTACACCGTATGTTTGTAAT